CACTAGAAATGTTACGACTTGGAACAGGAGATATAAGCTATCAAATAAAGACTGGTGAGTACGGGGTAGAGTGGGTCAGAGTACCTGCATACAATAAAATGAATACTGATGCAAATGGAAATATTTGGCTAAACACCAATATAAAGTTCTATAGGCAGACAGCTTCAGAATTTATGATGAATCCTATGCAAGCACCATTTGTTATTTTCGGAGTTACTGCAGAAGGAGTGGTTAATCCAGTTCCTACAGCTTCGGGTGCTAAATATCCTCATGAAATACAGGCAAATATCTTACACAATTTAATTGAAGGGAAAGCACCTTCAATACCCAACTGGAGCGCAGGAGCAGAACTAGGAGCTGCAGTCATAGCTTTGCTTCTCCTCCTTCTTACTGCAAGTAGAGTCTATTTAAGCCTACCCACTTTACTTTTAGTAGTAGGAGGTTCTTGTTATGCAACATGGTACGCGTTTCAATCTTCCTATTTATTTGACGTTTCTGGAATCATAATCATCTCCGTTCTTTTTTGGAGTATCGAAAGTTTCAGGAATTTTATGAAGACCTATTTCGAGAAAATGGAAATTAAACGACAATTTGGGACGTATGTTAGTCCCGCCTTGGTAAAAAAATTACAAAAAGACCCAACGTTACTGAGATTGGGTGGGTCGACCAAACGTATGACTTTTCTTTTTTCTGATATTCGAGGATTCACACCAATTTCAGAAAAATATCAAAAGGATCCTCAGGGATTGACTGCTCTCATTAATAGATTTTTAGACAACCAAACTGAGATTATTCTCAAACATGGTGGAACAATCGACAAATATATGGGTGATTGTATAATGGCATTTTGGGGAGCGCCACTTGATGACGAAGATCAAGTTGCAAATGCCACAAAGGCTGTCTTAGAAATGAGACTAGCATTAGGAGAATTAAATGAAAGACTCAGAGAAGAAGGCTTGGATCAAATTAATACAGGAGCGGGAATCAACACGGGACTTTGTGTCGTGGGGAATTTTGGTTCATCGACTCGTTTTGACTACTCTGTTCTTGGCGATAGCGTTAATTTGGCTGCAAGGCTAGAATCTAGTTGTAAAGAGTATGACACCGATCTTATCATATCAGAACATAGTTTATTAGATAATTATGAATACGAATTTCTAGACGAGGTTACGGTTAAAGGCAAGTCCGAACCAGTTAAAATATACACCATACAAAAATAGTTCTTGACTTTTTGTTTGTGATTTGCTATAATTACATCTATAACGAAATATAAATTTCAAAGTTTATTAGGGATAACCACAATGGATCCAGAGATACAGAAAAATACAGCAGACATTGCCGCACTGGACACTAGAATGTCCAGTCATGAAGCTATGTGCGAAGAAAGATGGAAGACTTGCTTTAATCGTTTTGACGATATGGATTCATCAGTAGGTCGCATTGAAACAATACTAATAAGTTGTGCCGGAGCTATAATAGTAGGAGCCGCTACACTTATATTTACAATGTGGCAGTTACATTAGGAGAAAAAACAATGGAAATAGAATACAGCAAAAAAGACATGAAAGAATCACCGAAAACTAAAGCAAATAAAGACGGTGTGTACAAAAATGGAAAACTATACTCTTTTTTAGATAAGAAAGGAGAGGAACTTAGTTATGAAACTGAAAAAAACGCTAAAGTAGCATATGAGAGGATATATGGCTAAGCAAAAAGAACAAAAAGAAGTTGAGACTAAAGAAATTCCTGAGCTAAGTAAAAGAGAAAAGATACTTATAGCCAGGAAAAAGCAACTTCAAAGACAAAAAAGGAACAAACTGCCTAATTCTTTAAAATAATGGAAAAAATCCATGTTTTAAGATTAGATATTTGTCATGCATGCCCAAAGTATAACAAATTTTGGAAAACTTGTGCGGTATGTATGTGTTTTATGCCTATAAAGACGAGAGTCAAACAGGCAAAGTGTCCTGATGGACGATGGAGTTAACTATGCCAAGAGGTAAAGGAACTTACGGTTCAAAAGTTGGAAGACCAAAGAAAAAAAGAAAAGGCGGAAAGAAGAAAAAGTCTATGGGTGGCGGATTAACCGCAGCTCAGAAGAAACTTCCTAAAGCTTTACAACAAGCTATTCTTAAAAGAAAGAAGAAGGGTAAAAAGTAGCGTGGCAAGAAGAAGAAAAAGTAGAACTACTCGAAAAAAGAGAAATGTACCTACTAATTCAAAATTGTACGCAAGGGTAAAAGCCGCTACCAAAAGAAAGTTTGCAGTATATCCTAGCGCCTATGCAAATGCATGGCTAGTTAGAGAATACAAAAAACGAGGTGGGAGATATAGACGTGCCTAGAGTAATGAGAGCTAGAAGAAGCAATGGTGGATTAACCAGATGGTTCAGCGAGAAATGGGTAGATATATCTAGACCTAAAAAAGGTGGCGGCTACAAACCTTGCGGTAGAAAGAAAGCTAAAAAGGGCAGTAAAGGATATCCTAAATGTGTCCCAGCTTCTAAAGCCGCACGTATGACAAAGTCACAAAAAAGATCAGCTATTCGCAGAAAGCGAGCAGTTAAACAAGGGGTAGGTGGAAAGCCTACTATGGTAAGAACAATCGCAAAAAGAAAGCGAAAAACAAGTAGAAGGAAGAGATAATGTTAGATTACATTAAATTAAAGTGGACACAATTTTTAAATATCGTTACAGGTAAAGATAAAAATTGGGACGGTCAAGTCGATATTAAAGACAAAATGATCGAAGCTGAAAACAAAACAAACAGCTAAGCAAGGCTACGGCCTTAAACAGGGCTAGTATGAAACGAGACGAAAGATTCGTTAATGACCTCAAAAACTTATCTAAGCTCTTAGATGGAGTTGTAATTAAGACCTACGACAAAATTGAAGAGAATAGAAAAATAAGAAAGCTGTTGAATCTTCCAAAAACAGTTCACAATAAAACTAGATTGACTAATTATTTAGACAAGAAAGCGTCTCACATTTGATACGCTAAGATATATAGGAGATAGAAATGGCACGAACAGGATCATTTTTAAGCGGACCTACTGGAGTACACTCTACTCAAAAGATTCGCAAACATAGACTCAATAGAGGAGTCACAAGAGACATGAATGCAGCAGCTGGAACTACAGTGAATACGAAAAGAGCTGGCAGCATGGAAGCATTTAGATACGCGGCAGCACCCAAATCGATAGGCCCGAGGTTCGGTAAAACGAAAGCACCTAAGAGAGCTAAATTTCCGCGTAGAAGAAGGTAGCGTTTACAATAAGAAACTAGCTTCTACTTGGGTAAACATTTTAGTTATGTCGGGCGTAGCTGAAGGAAAAAGAAAGAAAAAGAAGCAAAAAAGGAAAAAGAAAAATGGCAATACCACAAATTGATTTAAAACTAGTATGGCTAGATGAAGCCTACATGGCTAGTAACTCTGTAATTGATACCCTTCAAGAAAAAGAGGAAGCAGGCAGACTTATCACTAAAAGTGATGCAGAGTTTGCAAAGATTTGTGGTGCATACTTGTACCTTTTCAAGTTAGCCAAAGAGAGTAGATTACTCGAACAAGAAGATATATTAAACAAAACTGAGACAATTCATTGAGTATAGAAATTTCACGAGCTGATGTAGAATCAGAATACTTAATGGAGTTTGACCCTAATTCTAGGTTCATCAAACTTCCAATAGCAGGGTACATGGAATTATTAGGCATTGAGCCTAATACTAGCCAGCGTGCCATTATTAACGCAATAAATAATCCAAAGTATAGATTTGTAACTGCCGCTGTTTCACGTAGACAGGGCAAAACTTACATTTCTAATATTATAGGACAGCTGACATGTCTAGTACCTGACAGCCACGTGTTACTAATGTCTCCTAACTACTCATTATCTCAAATATCGTTTGATTTACAAAGAAATTTAATCAAACACTTTGACTTAGAAGTACTAAGAGATAATGCTAAAGACAAAGTTATAGAACTAAGTAACAATTCTACTATAAGAATGGGTTCTATAAATCAAGTAGACTCAGTAGTTGGTAGATCGTATGATTTAATTATTTTTGACGAAGCGGCGTTGACAGACGGCCGAGATGCCTTCAATGTCGCGCTTCGTCCTACACTAGATAAAGACAATTCAAAAGCAATCTTTATCTCTACACCTCG